AAATCAACCTTAACAACACTATCTGCACTTACGTATCCAATTTTATTCAAATACTGAACCCTATAAATATAACTATTAACTTCTTGCAATACACTTACAAAATAAGTATTTGGCACAATAAAAATAACATTGCGATAAGAACAATCAGTAATGTCTGAGGTTTTAAAAAGATGACAATTTGACTTCGCCTTTGCATAAACTAAGGTCTCTGAATAAGCCCCAACATTTTCTTTTTCTAGCCTAATATCTTTAATTAAGACATTTAAAGGCATACACAAAAGACATACAGCAATAGCCAACGACAACACAAAAGCAATAGATTTTACAATATAACCCAAAATAATTTTCATATTTAAATTTTAACAAAAAACAATCAAGCAAAAGGCAGAGAAATTTAAACTTTATTATCATTATTTGCAACAAAAGAAATTTTTGTGTAATAACTAAAAAAACGCAAACAAACCAACAAAAATGCAACAAATAAACCCCAAATGCAGCAAAATACACCCAATTTATACAATAAGGAATAAAAAATGCACCAAAATAAAGATTCGCTTATAAACTCAATAACAAACGGATATAACTTACTAAACGAAATTTCACGCAGAAAAAATTGTCGACTTTACTCATACAACAATGGTGAGGTTATACATAAAAAGCAAGTAGAATTTCACCAAAATCAAAAGCGTAACAGGTGGGTGTTTGGAGGCAACAGAAGTGGAAAAACTGAATGTGGAGCAGTTGAAACTATTTGGCTGGCACGTGGAATCCACCCATACAGAGAAAACAGAAAAGATGTATTTGGCTGGGTGGTAAGTTTGTCAACTAAAGTACAAAAAGAGGTTGCACAAGATAAAATATTAAAATATTTAGACAAATCATTCATACACGAAATAATTATGAATACCGGAAAGAAAAACAGCCCCGAATATGGAATAATAGATACCATTGTAATAAAAAATATTTATGGAGGTCTTTCTCGAGTTTCTTTTAAATCTTGCGAAGAAGGAAGAGAAAAATTCCAAGGAACATCCCTAGATTTTGTCTGGTTTGACGAAGAACCCCCCGAAGACATTTACAATGAATGTAAAATGAGAGTCCTTGACAAATGTGGGGATATTTTTGGAACTATGACCCCTCTTAAAGGACAAACCTACATTTATGACCAAATATACTTAAACTCAAACAACGATCCCGAAGTATTTTGTCTATTTATGGAATGGGCAGACAATCCGTATTTAAGTAAAGAAGAACTAAAACGGCTAACCTGTTCAATGTCAGAAGAAGAATTAACCAGTCGTAGATACGGAAAATTTTTAAACAATAACAAAAGTATGGTATACAAAGAATTTGACCCAAACATTCATATAATCGAACCTTTTCAAGTGCCTTACGACTACTATGACAAAATCTCCATTGACCCTGGACTTAACAATCCTTTATCAGCACACTTTTATGCTTGCGACTACGACGGAAATGTTTATGTAATCGCCGAGCATTATGAAGCTGGCAAGACTGTAGACTACCACGCCAACGCAATTAAACAAATAGCAAAAAACCTAAATTGGCCCAAAAGAAAAGATGGTTATTTAGAAGCATTAATTGATAGTGCAGCAAATCAAAAGACTCTAGCAAGCAACAAAAGTGTAACTGAATTATTTTTTGATAACGGCATTGCCGTCAACCCTAAAGTTAACAAAGATTTATTTTCTGGCATCAGCCGAGTAAAGTCATATCTAAAAAGTGCTGACGGACAAAGCAAACTTTTTATCTTTTCCTCCTGCGTAAACCTAATCCGAGAAATTAAAAGTTATTATTGGGGGGAAGGAGACAATCCAGTAAAAAAAGACGACCACTGCTTAGACGAATTAAGATACTATATAATGAATCGACCAGAACAACCAATTATAAAACAAGAAAAAACCGAAATACAAAAAAATAAAGAAAAATTATATAAAAACATTCTACGGCAAAGAAACAGGAATTTTTGATATTTTTATGTCAGTTTCACGCTCGAAATAATAAAATTGCAGTTATTATTAATAATAATTGCAGTTTTTATTTTCTGCAAATTTATTTTTTAGTAAGGAAAAAATTATGTCAAAACAAGACTTTTTAGAAAACTTAAAACAACTATTAATAAAAAAAGCAGAAGGATATTATTACCAAGAAGAAGTTTTAGAATATCAACAAATCGAACAAAAAGAAGCAAATGAAAAAAATAAAGAAAGTTGTTCAAAAAGCGTCAGTTCTGAGCCCGAATACAAAAATTCAGGTGTAGACTTAAATCAAAACAAAGAGAAAACTAGCAATGCAAAATCAAGAACAAAACAACAAGACAAACAAGCCAAATCCCTTGTTTTGGTTAAGAAAAAAGTTACCACGCACCATATTCCAAGTGATATGCTTGCTATTAAAATGCTTTTTGAAATTTATGGGAAGAAAATAGAATCTTCAGACTCGGGACAAGACTTATATAGCCTTTCAGATCAAGAACTTTACACACTAAAAGACAATTTAATCAATCAATTACAAAACATTAAAGGAGGAAAAAATGAAAATTGACCTATGCCCACACAATATCAGATGCGACACAGCCGGCTGTTTTAGTTATGCAAAGTACAATATAAATACAGCAAGCTACAAGGGAAGTATTTGTCTTTGTGACAAGTGCCTTAACGAACTACACCAAAGCATTAATCAAATCAAGAAGAGTTTAAAAAACAAGGAGAAATAAAGTGAAACCAAAAGATTTAATTGACAAGAACACACAAGCTACCGACCAATATTTTTACCATTCAGTAGAGGAAGACAAAGTCATTATTGACAGCATAATTAAAGACTTTGAACAAAGAGCTCAAGAAAGAAAACCTTATGAACTTGCTTGGGAACTAAATATGAACTTTATGCTAGGCAATCAATACTCTTGTATTAACCATTCAGGAGAAATAGAACAAACACCCAAAAACTATTACTGGGAAGAAAGAGAAGTTTACAATCATATTGCACCAATCATCGAGTCACGACTCGCAAAACTAGGCAAGGTTAGACCTACAGTTTCAGTTCGCCCAACAGGAAGTGAGCAAAAAGATTTATATTGTGCAAAGCTTTCTAAAGCCATCCTTTCAAGCACAACCGACAAAGCCGGATTGCCTGATATAATCTCTTCAGCAACCGTTTGGAGCGAAATTACTGGAACTTGCTTTTATAAAATTATTTGGGATGATCTAAAAGGACAAACCATAGCAAACCAAAATGGAACAAATATAAAAAATGGCGACATAACGATAAGCGTATGTCCACCTTTTGAAATATACCCAGATTCAGCTGGAACAAGCGATATTGAAAACTGCCAAAGTATCATACACGCAAGAGCCTATCCTGCATCAACAGTTGAAGATGTTTGGAATATAAAAGTTGAAGGTAAAGATATTGACACCTTCACTTTTGACACCAGCGTTGTAAATAATTCATTATCTGGAAAAAGTAATGTGTCAAAACTTGTACACTCACTTAAACACGACCACGTATTAGTTGTTGAAAAATACCAAAAGCCAGACCAAAAGAACCCTAACGGAAAACTTACAATAATTGCCGGGGACAAACTTGTATATGATGGCGAAATGCCATTTATTATAGGAAATGACAACACTAGAAGTTATCCTTTTGTAAAACAAGTATCAACAGCACAAGTTGGTAATTTCTGGGGCGTAAGTGTCATTGAAAGATGTATACCAATTCAAAGGGCATACAACGCATTAAAAAACCGAAAGCACGAGTATATAGCTAGACTTTCTGCTGGTGTACTTGCCGTAGAGGACGGCTCTGTTGATATTGATAACATTGAGGAGGAAGGTTTAGCTCCGGGGAAAATTTTGGTGTACAGAAACGGAAGTTCAATTCCAAAATTTATTGACGCTGGCTCAATACCTTCTGAATTTAACGCCGAAGAAGACCGACTACTTAATGAATTTATTACCGTTAGTGGAGTCAGTGAATTTATGCGAGACAGCTCTGTCCCGTCAAGTATTACAAGCGGAACAGCACTCAACCTTTTAATAGAACAAGACGAAACAAGACTTTCTGTTACTGCAGAATATATAAGGAGTGCCGTAAAGAAGATTTCTCAAATTATTATAAGACTCTACAAACAATTCGCCCAAACAAAGCGATTAAGTCGTTCATGTGACGAGAATGGAGACATAGAACTTTATTATTGGACAAACTCAGACCTCGCTAGTGATGATATTGTCCTAGACACAACAAACGAGCTTACTGAAACTCCAGCACAACGCAAAAATACATTAATGGAATTATATCGCTCAGGGCTACTTAATGATGAAAATGGAAAACTATCTAATCGTAATAGAGCAAAGTTAATTGAATCGTTAGGTTTTGGTACTTGGGAAAGTAGTGGGGATATATCTCAATTACACATCAAACGAGCAATTAAAGAAAATCTAGACTTAAACACCGTTTTACCTTTAGAAGTTGACGACCATCAAATACATATAGAGGAACACACAAAATTTATTTTAAGTGACGAATGTGCAAAGTTTGGAACTCAGCACCTACAAAAGTTACAAGACCATATTATGGCACACCGTTCAATGAACTATGCACTCAACCAATTAGAACAAGCCCAAGCAGAAAAATATATGAGGAATGAATAATGGAAGAACAAACAATTATGGAACAACCAGCCGAAACTTCTGGCAATGTGGAAAATGCCCAAGAGCAAATCGATAATACAGAGTTCCAATCTAATCAGCCACAACAATCGGAAGGCTCCATTTACGGAAAATTTAAAGACGCAACAAGTCTACTCAATGCGTACAACAATCTTGAAAAAGAGTTTACAAGAAAAAGCCAAAAACTATCTCAGTTATTGAAAAATACCGAAGGTAACACAAATCAAAACGACACCTCTCAACATACCAAACAGCCAATCGAAGAAATCTCACAAACAACCAACAAACCGGCATATTTACAAAGCGACTGGCGAGTTAAAGTTTCACAATTTTTCAATCAAAATCCCGAGGCTAAAAACTATTCTAAACAAATCGCAAACGAGCTTATTTCAGACAAACACTTGTCCAGCAATCAAAATTGTTTAGAATACGCTTACTCAAAAATATTAAAGCAAAATAGAGTAGAACCTGCATCTTTAGTAGACGACCAACAATTTTTGGACAACTATGTATACAGCAACGATAAAATAAAACAAAGGATTATCGAAGATTATATACTTTCACTAAACAATAGTCCAAAACAACCAAGGTTTATTTCTGGAGAGCCAAGTACAATCTCAGTTTCCAAACCAAGTAATAAACCTCAAACCTTAAAAGAAGCTTCTAACATTTTAAAAAAACTTTTACAATCATAACTAATCAGGAGAAACTATGGTAACACTACAAACAGCAGACAACGCATTAAAAGAAGTGTATTTAGGTGTAGTCGCAAACCAATTAAACACATCTATCAATCCACTTTTAGCAAAAATAAACCAAACAACTTCAGACGTTTGGGGAAAAGAAATTAGAAAACTAGCGCCATACGGAATTAACGGTGGTATTGGTGCAGGGGACGAAGACGGACTTCTTCCTAACGCAGCAGGCAACAACTATGCTCAATTTGTATTAGAGCTTAAAAACCTTTATGGTAAAATTGAAATTTCAGATAAAGCCGTTCGTGCTTCACAAAACTCAGCAGGAGCTTTCGTTAACCTTCTTAACGCAGAAATGGAAGGATTAATCAAAGCTAGTAGCTTCAACTTCGGAAGAATGTTATATGGTGACGGCTCAGGTAAATTAGCTACAATTACCAACAACACAACTAACACATTAACTGTAGATTCAATCATCAATGTTATAGAAGGTATGGTAGTTGATATTATCAACCTCTCTACAGGAACAATCATCTCAAATGGTTCTGCCAGAAGAATTTTATCTATCAACAGAGCAACTAAAACTTTAACTATTGACGGAACCACTTTATCATCAGGCACACTTGCCTCAGATGACACTAACACTTATGCAATTTGCGTACAGGGTTCATTTAACAAAGAACTAACTGGGCTTTCAGCAATCTTTAAAGATTCTGGCTCTTTATACGGCTTGAACAGAAGTTCTTATAGCTGGATGGTTCCTTATATGAAAGATATTGCAGAGGGCGACCAAACATCTAACATCAGCGACGTTGTAATGCAAACTGCGATAGACGAACTTGAAGAGGTTGCTGATAGTAAAGTTGACTTTATCGTATGTTCAGCAGGCGTAAAGAGAAACTATCAAGAATACTTCACTAGTTACAGAACTAATGTTGACATTATGGAATTGGCTGGTGGTTACAAAGCAATGAGCTATAACGGAATTCCTCTTGTTTCAGACCGTTTTGTTGCACCTAACACAATGTACTTACTTAACACTAAAGAATTTAATCTTCATCAACTTTGCGATTGGCAATGGCTTGAAGGCGAAGATGGTAGGGTGATTAAACAAACTCAAAACAAACCTACATACACTGCCACACTTGTAAAATATGCGGACATTATCTGCGACCAACCAAGTGGCCAAGCAATGAT